GCCTCCTCCGTCAGCCTCAGACGTTGCAGACGCACCTGCGGTTATCTCGTATTTGTTGTCATCAATGATACGGCTAATGGTTCGACTGCCATTAATGTTACTTGCAGCAATACCGCCTAGCCCACCAGCCTCAGCAATAACAACAGTTGCACCAGAAGCAAGGCCATGAAGAACGTGCGTTACTTCTATTTTGTTTGAATCCTTTTTGGTTTTTAAAGCATCAATATCTAGCTGCGTTGTTAGTTCGCCTTGAAGGATTGCCGTAACTGTAGTGGCGTTTGTAAATACACTAATTAGTGCTTCAGTCTCGCCTATCAATAATCTTGTGCCTACATGACCAGCCGCAAAATAATTTTGAGAACAGGTAAGCGTTACTGTTCCTGATGTGCCGCTAGAAGAAATGGTAGTGCCAGCGCCTTGAAAGTTATAATAGGGCTGATGTTTTTTATTGCCATCAATCGATTGATCAAAAGCAAAGACACGCATCTCAAACGTAGTTAATCCAGTGCGTACTAACTCACGGCATAAAAACGTGCGGTGAGCAATAAACATGAAGTCACCCTTTTGGGTGTAAGTAAATTCTACAAGATTAGTATTGTCGAAAGGAACAGCGTCACCATTAACGTCAGCAGTAAGCGTTTGAACATGGGAGACAGTGCCGTTGGTTGCGATACGGAAAATATCAATGCGAACATTTGAGAAAGCAATAATGTATTTCTCATCATCGGAGAATATAAATGGCTCAAGCCTAACTTGTTGAGCCAACGCAGCATCATATGTAAGACCAAATTCATATATGCGTTCAGTGCCAGGTCTGTTAATGACACCGCCCTCTGCTCTAATAAAAAAGTTCTTAACAGATTCCGCAGCCGCTACATAAACAGGGCTGTCAGTTCTGGATCGTAATGACGGACTGACTTCACCAAAAGAAAAGTTATTAAGCGGTACGCGAATCCTCGCCATTAACTTCGCCTTTCAGCTATAAACCTCGATGTTCTAATTCTGCGCGTTGTCTGTTGCTGGCTATCTAATGTCTTAGCCTGTTGCATTAACTGCGCTGCTTTCTTTTCAAACATGGTTGCAAGCTGCTCATCTCTGGCAATTGCAAGAGCAAAGGCCGCAGCTAAAGCATATTCAACAGATAGCGTAAAATAACTTGGGAACTCTTGTTCGCCAGCGCGGAATGAATAGTCAGCCACAACTACGTCACCGCTACTCATGTCAGAGAATACTTTGTCTCCGTACACATTATATTCAATGTTGGCACTATTAACTGTGATAGCATGCAACATAAGCAGATCAGTAGGTAGCTGATGTGCTGTCGCAAAGCGTCCAGTAGGTGCGGCAGTTAAAAGATTTAGCACAGCTTGGTTAGTAGCAAACCGCCAGCGACTAGCGCAGAGCGCAGTTTGAACAACATCCTCATAAATATTTGAGGCAACAAGTGCCTCGGTAGATGTGGATGTAAAAGACGTAATAGGCTCTGCGCCAATAAGAACTAAAGCGCGAGCCGCAATGTCTATATCTGAATTAGCTTTTGATGGCATATAGATAAGAGGGGGGCGTTAGCCCCCCACTCCTTTAATCGCCGTCTGTTTCAGCTACCGCTGTGCCGTCAGACACATCGACTACTGAACCAGTATTTGACAAAACGGTGCAAAAGCTTGTTGTCGGTACATTGGTATCGCGCACGATAATCAAGTCACGAACATCCAGCATGTTTGCTGCGCTATTAAAATACCCTTCGGTATTTACAGTAGCAATGGCATCAGCAGATGTGTACATCCACAAGCTACCATTTGAATCACCGCCAACACGAGTTAGTCCACTTGAAGCAAAAGCCATTTCCTAACCCTCCTAGTTGTTGTCTAAGACTTCGTATATGCCGTTGTCGTTGATAACCACAGCACCCATTGACATCATTGATGTAGCAAGGTGTGAGGCTTTCTCAGGCACATAGTTCAGTTCGGTTGAAACATCAGCGTTTACGCCAAGGCCAATAGCCGAGGTGTGGTACGCCATATTCTTGCCGCCAGTGATTGCAGACGTTGAGAAGATCTTGAAACCAAGAAAGCTTTTCATTGTCATGCCGCCAGCAAACGGAAGGTTCTGATCACCTACAAAGTCTGAACTTGCAAACTCTGTAATGTTGAATAGATCAGCATAACCAGCCGGAGACATTGCAAGATAGCGGTTGCCGTCCTCTGGAATATCGGCTGAACCAAAAGTCTCAAACAATGAGAGAAGGTTAGCCTTGGTAACAGCAGCACCAGTAGCACTGATCTGAGTTGAGTTAGCACCAGCGTCCATTGCAGTGTAAAGGATTTCGTCAGTCTTACGACCAAGAGCAGCAGCAGCAGATTGTGCTACAGCCTGACGCTCATCAATGTTGGTCTTTAACTCGTCCAGCTTGTCAATGTACTCAGCAGCATAGAAGTCTGCCATTGTTGCTTCTACGGTTGTATGCACCAATTCCATCGGTGTCACAGAACCGTTTCTAGATTTCGTTGAAGCAGAGCCAGTTCCGATTTTCTGAAAGCGAACAGTGTTACCACGGACATTACCAGATGTGCGTACTGTATTGCGGAGCTTAGACCCCATACGCTGATAAGCCATGTGAACCTCGGACTCAAACTGCTTAATGAAAGCTACGTCAATTGTATTAGCCATTCGTTAAGTTCCTTGTCTAAAAGAAGTTACATTTACATCGCGGTTGTCCGTCTCTCTCGTCATCCAGTTATCCCAATGGGGCTGTCAGTTTGAAACAGGCCGTATGCTATTGGAATGGCATCTCTACATGAGGAGCGCAACGCACAAAACGGACACACTCAAAGCCGTTTACAGTGGTTGGTTCATCACAAAACAAAAATCCTAGCCAGTTCAGCCATTGCAAGGTTGCTATATGATCAATAGGAACTACATTCTCAACCACATCCCAGCGGTCACAGAAGTATTGCAGCATGTTTTTTGAAGCGCGAAGAAACTTCCTTGGGTGCTTGTCAATCTCATCAGTGCCAAGAAGCCAGATAGTGCCTGTCTTCATCTCACTATCATCATAGATAGGAACTACACCAAACATACAAGCAGGTGTATTTTTGTGAAGTGCTGTGAATGTTACAGCATCCTTTCGCATTATAGGATAGCGCAACGCCCGCCAAGGCGTTGCACCATGTATCATGCACTCTCTTACATCAGGTGATCGCAGATGATTTTGCAGATATTCTGCATGCTCATAAGTAGCTTCTACGATCTCTACATCACCATCTACATGGAATGCATTATCTGTAGAGTTTGGAAAAACCATCATCGACTTTTTTAACAAATGCCATATCCCTTTGTGCCGGATTCCAGTAACGAGGATCTTTCTGCATTGCTTGCAAATCTTCTAATGTAGTTGCCGCAGCCGCAGTAAAGTTGCCATTAGGTGTAGCTTGTTTGCCATCTGCCATTAAGTATTCAATAAACTTAATGCCTTGTGCTGATCCAGCAAGCAAGACTGCTTGATCTTGAAACTCTTCTGGCAGGCTATTTTCAGACCATAACTGAGCAGCTTCAATGCGAGCATCAGCATTTTCGCCTAATGATAATCTTTCAGCTTCTAAGTCTGGTTCTTGAGATTCCATATGTTCTGCATATTTAGCAATGCCAGCAGCAAACTCTTCTTGAGAGTAACCATTTTCGTGAGCATGATCTGCCCACCATGCAAGCATTTCATTATCAACTGCTTGTTCTTCATCTATAATGTCAGGCAATTCATAATCACCAGCCGTTTCCGGCCTACCTTCAAGGGCTTCTATCTCAAGCTCTTGTTCTAGTTCAGCCCTTATATCATCCCTGCCTTGTCCTAGTTTGGATTCCAGTGATGAATAAGATGCTGCCATATCTTCTGGTGAGTTGAATTTCTCTGGCAACCACTCAGGACGCTCAGAGACAGGTGCTTCTTCAACTGCAACTTCGTCAGCTAATTCCACATTATCTGCTTCATTCATTGTTGATCTACCTTTTGTCCATGATTAATACGCCTCTCAATGAGGCCAACAAGATACCGCTGCCCCTCAAGATGGCGCAGTTCGGCATCACTTGCATTCGGCCCTTGAACGGATTCAATGGTTATCGAACGCAAATACTTTAAAACGGCTACGCCGTTTGGTGTTTTGAATACAGAGTTTATATTACGAGAGATGAGATCATCATCTGTTTTGGGGCGTGGAAAATTATCCACCCCCAAGTGAAGGGATTTGCGTTGCATCTACGCCCTGCTGTTGTTGTTGCTGTTGATATTGTTGTGCAGCTTCTAACAACTGTTGCCGTTCCACTTTATCTCTCACTAGATTGTCTGGCACTCCAAACTTCTTAGCGAGATACAGCGCAACGTCCTCAGAGTTAATAAGTACGTTAAGAACCTCTGGCCCGAATGTAGCACCGACCATTTGCAAATAACGTGAGACTGCGCTGATGTCCTGATTGGCTTGTGCTTGCGCCAATGGTGACACAGACCTGACTTTGACTTCCCGCCCATTAATGGATGGAACTTCAATACGGCCTTGCTTCTTCAGAATGTAAACAACACGCTGCAATACTGGCTGAACCATCTCAGCCTGCAACCTGCCGAAAGCTGATCCAATACGTCTGGATAGATCAGCCATGCGTTCTGCTATTTCCGTAGCAGACGCAGGTGTTTTGTTGGGATCGCCCAACATATCATTGTAAAGCGCACGTTTGATGTTTGTACGCATATCATTCAAGACAAGATTGGCTACGTCAAAGTTACCTGCGTTCTTGATTGGCTGTAAGCCAGCCGAACCCATAGCCTTTGGAATAATTGTGCCTGGCACAAGATTGATTGTATCAGTGTTTATGATGCCATCATCATCCATCTGGTACACACCAGAGATAGCCATCTGTGCATTCTCAAGCACCAACTCAAT